GATGGCCAGCTCCGGTGGCACGTTGAGCAGCTCCTGGTTCTCGATCAGCCATGCCTTGCGGCTGGTGTGGTTGCCCTTGAGCACCCGGAAGTAGAAGTCCGTCTGCTGCGGAGCAGATGCCGAGGAAAGCAATGTCTGGTAGAACAGCCTGATAGCCTTGCGGTCTTCCTGTTTCATGGTTCACCTCTTCAGTTTCTGGATCGCTGCAACATGCCCTCGATCCTGGCCACGGCCTCTCTGGTTGCGTTGATCTTGTCGTGCATGTCACCGAATCCATCCTTGACTTCGCCGCACAGTTTTGTGACCGACTCGACCATGTGGCGATGTTCCGCACAGAATCGAGGGCAACCATTCCCATTGTCCTTCTTCAATGTGGCGCTGTACTTCGTGTGGATGTACTTACCGCCAAACCCGATGACCACGATGGCGCTGCCTATCACGGTGCCGACGATTTCGGGATCTATGGCCATCTATGCAAGCCTCCTGATTCCAAGGATTTGTGATGTCGGGAACGATGCGATGCTCACTCTGTCGCCCTGGTTGCCGCCCAGGAGCTTTACCTTGCCATCTTCGAGCCCTGCGAATATGCCGACATGGCCAGCGGTCGGATTGTCGCCCCTGGAAAGGACTACAATGTCCATGCCGATCATGGCGTCTTCCTGGCTTACCTCTGTCCCTACCGTGAGCCATGACCGTGCAGCCGCTGATCCAGACCGGGGAAGGCCGAGAAGGACGCACAGGCCGTTGATAAATGCCGAGCACCACGGGATCTCGTCATGGTACGGGCCCGGGTGCGTGGTCTGCGAGATGCACCACACGATGAATGGATGGTCAAGGCTCCCCGGCACCTCCTTGATGCCGAGGAGTCTCAGCGCTACCTGATAGAGACTCGTCTCGATCTTCATCACCACCTCGGAGCCGCTCGCTGGCCACTGAGCCGGTGAGCAGCATCGTATCCGGCCAGTGATAGGTAATACCGCTTGCCTGCCTCTGCCGCGGAAACATCCCTGCCCTTCTCCAGGAGGATGATCTCTGACGCTATGAAGGCGATAAGAGGCCCCCATGATGGGTCGAGCGGCTTGTCTGTTGCTTCTTCGAGGGCCTCCGGGCACTTCCGGGTGACGGGGATCTTGACCTCGTATGCGTCGTCCGGGATTGTTCGGAGCCAGATCTTCCTGCCCTCGATGAGAATGTCGGTAGGTGTGCCTTCGGTATAGGTTTCACCCTCCGGCCAGATGGCGAAGAATGCCGCCCTGTCGTAGTAGACCGAGGCGTCTGCGTCGTCGATGGTGATGTAGCTGCCGTCGAAGGCGATGATGTTCGCCCCGTCGTCGCTGGCCAGGTCGTCGATGGTGTACTCGCCGGTGCTGGCAACGGTGTCGAACGTGAACCATGCATGAAACTGAGTGTGACCCAACAGCCGCGGGAGCTCGTTGCAGTAGGCCTGGTTGATGTGGCCGTCGATGGTTTCATCTGCCATCTGTCCGGTGGACAGGTAGCCCGTGATGGATCGAACCTTGCTCCGTATGGCTGTCAGGTCCCACTCGTACATGCTATTTACCCCTGCTGATCAGGTCGCTGGACAGTTTCGCGGTCGGAAGGAGATCGACGTACACGGCGGTCACGCCGGCCGTGGTCCACTCGGTTGTGCCGCCCACGAAGTCTGCCACGGTATGAATGACCGTGGCGTACCCCAGACGGGCATGGTCGGTCTGAACTGCCGGAAGTCCCGCGACTGCAAGGGCTGCCGATGCGTACCCCGTGGCGTTGTCAGTCGCCCCGATCTCGTCGATGGTGCCGTTGACCCCCACCTCCAAGGCCCAGGCCCCGTAGGTATTCTGCGGGATCGTGTCTGCGGGGGCAGTCTCGGCCGAGGCGACATACTGCAGCACCCCGTTGATGACAACCCAGGTGTTGCTGATCTTTAGCTTGGCAGCCGCGCCGCTGCCATAGGTCAGCCCCGGATCACTGAAGACGAAGTCGTCAGTCGTCCAGTATGATCTGATATCGTCGAGCTGGTAGTCCATGCGCTCGAGGATCTTCAGCAGCAACTGCGGGTTCTTGACAGCTTCCAGGTTGATCCTGAGAGCCCCCGCCGACCATGCGATGACAGCCACGGCCATGATGGTGAGCAAAGGAATGACTATCCTGAATAGCCTTTTCACTGGCTTGCCTCCTTGGTTTTGCGAGCAGGGGCAGACACCATGGACTGAAGGCTTGCGATGCCCTTCTCGGTCAGCGTGGCGGTGAACCTGGCCCTCTTGTGGGAGAAGTCGGTCTTCATCTGTCCGGTGGTGAAGTCCTGGACAGTCACCGGGGCAGGAACCTGCATGGAGTTGATGTGGTTGTAGACCGACAGCGGGAGCGTGACGGTTTCGCCGTCCTTTATGCTGTACTTCTTCACCCGCCTGAAGGTGAACTCGATCGGTACGCCCTGGTTGAGGAAGTCGTGATTCCTCACGATGCACTCGACCTTGGGCTCCTCCTCCAGCTCTTTCAGCCACCTCTTCTTCGCTTCCTTCAACTGTGCCGCCTGTTCCTTGTCTCTCTTCTTCAGTTCAGGATTCATGACTCCCTCTCGCTTATGGCCCAAGGGGGCCGGAGCCCCCTCATGGCCTGGTTAGTGTGCTATGCGTTGATGTCCCCGTGGTCCTTGACCTTGTCAGCGCCTATGGCGATGTACCAGAGTTCGTCGGAGTCGTCGGAGAACGTCTCCGCGATGGTGACGCCCTTCTGTGCGGTTATCCGCACCGGATCGTCGTCATCGTTGCTGGTCCCCTTGTCGATGTAGCTGGTGGTGTACGTCCAGTCGGAGATGTAGCCGCCGGAGCTGACGTAGTCGATGGTCAGGCCGCCCGTGATGCCGTCGTCTGCCAGCGCCTTGAACTGGATCTCTGCCGCGTCGTCCATCTCTCCTCCGAACCATACGGAGAGAAAGACCTCGCCTGCCGCGGCGTTGGCGTTGAACAGGAAGAGCACGTCGGGAACAAACCCAAGGGGCAGGTTGATTGCCGCCCCGTCCGATTCAAGATGTCCTACAACTATCTGAGACATTGATTTTTCCTCCTTCCCTTTACGGGCCTTAGCTGTGGGTGACCTGCAGAAGCTGAATGAAGTTGTCATTCAGGATCCGCGCGACGAATGCCATCTTCCAGCCTGCCGTGGCCCTCTGGTTCAACGGGTCGGAAGTGCCGCCGGAGCCGAACGCCTTCACGATGCTCTCGCTGCCGCTCTCCAGGTCGGTCACGGCATAGGCGTTCTTCCCGATGATCGGCAGGTCGTACTCGTCCGGGGTCGGTGTTAAGTTCTTCGCCGCAACTGAGCTGACGAGCCACCTGACGTTCCCGGTCGAGCCCCACTCGCCATCGACCACGCCTTCCTGCTTCGGGTACTCCGACGTGGACTTGAAGTTGCTCACGTCCTCGAGGTCATCGATCAGGTCGGTGTGCGCGATGCCCCAGAAGGCATCCCTGATGGGTGATGTGCCTACCCCTGTGGACGCGGTGATCTTCGGCGCGAAGAACTCGGCGTCTGCCCCCAGGAGCGTCTTGACCAGGTCGTCGATGTCGGCCTTGGTGATCTCGGTCGGGGTGTTCCCGTTGGACCCGCCCGCCGCGTGGGTCGCGGTGAGCGATGCGATGAGGATGTCCCTGACGAGCTCGTCACGGGTGCGGCCTTCCTGGTCGCCCAGCTCCTCTTGGGCCACGGTGAGAACGGGGTCCTCCACCGTCATGTTGACCCAATCGGTGACGTAGACAAAATCCATCCTGTTACTTTCAGCCGCGTCACCTGTCGGCTTACTGACCTCAGTAAAGAGGCGGGGGAACGCTTCGATTCCCCTCTTATGATTTCTCATAAGTTCAGACTGTCGCTTCATTCTCACGAATGTCCTTTCGCTCAGTCGTTGCGGGTGCTCCAACGGCATTGAGCTTGCGAACCTTCCAGAACGCATCCTCACGCCGCTGTAGTTCCTGTGGCGTCAAAGCAAGGTGAACATTCTTGTCCGGCCAGTATTCGCAAAACTCCAAAACAGCTTGCGCCTGTTCCTTCTTCACAATCAGATAAGGCATGAGCTTATTGAGGGCCGCGATTACCATTGGCCTGGACGTGATTGCCCACCGATATATAACCTTGCGACCATCAGGAACGCGTTCTTCTCTCACTGATCCACCAAGAACGGACTGCAAAAGATCACAGACATCCTTGGAGGTCATCCCGACCGATATTTGTCCGGCATGAATAGGATTCTTCCGCTTGAGCTGCCTTAGCGTTTTATCTCCAGCGCAACGATTAATGCGGATTGTGCCCTCGCCGTCGATTATCCCGGCCAGATATGAGATGAGAACCGCTTCCCTCGGGTTACCTTGCATGGATTGTCATCTCCTTGTTTAGGCGTTCCCGTAAATCAGAAAGGATTTGCGTACGGCAATTTTATGGCTACCGTACTGGCTGACCTTGGCGAGCAGGTCGGTCTTGGAGAGCTTCTGCCCTGCAGGGGTCACGCCCTCGGTGAGCGGCGTGGTGGCCGTGGTCAGGGTGCCATACCTGCGGAACTTGATGGTGTCGCCTGACTTGGAAGGCAGGTTCCGGGTCTGCGCGAACTTCTCATGGAAGAGCTTTGCCCTTGCATTTGCCAGAAGCTCACGGTCGTAGAATATCGCTACGGCTGCGGGGACTTCGGTTGTGGTGGTAAGTTCCATTTCTGTGTCCTCCTTCGGACTGTCTCACCCCACCCCTACAGGCCCATGTCCTTCTTCTTCTGCTGCCGGTACGCCTCGTACTGCTCCGGCGTCATGCTCTTCAGGAGCGCCACCACGTCGTCAAGAGCCCCGCCACCACCGGAACCTGGCGCTCCAGGCTTCTTGGCATTGGCAAGGATTGTGCGAGCGATTTCACTCAAGGCATCGACCGGAGCAGCGGGAGGAGCCCCAGGCCCGTCCGGTGACAGTCCAGGGGCCTTTGGCGCTGCGTTCTTGGCGAACCTTGTCAGCGTCTGGGCCAGGATGAACTGAGCCGGAACGGGAAGGACCTTGATGACCTG